GATTGCGACCACAGATACAAGAATCTTTAAGTCCATAAGTTGTAGAGCAAACAGAGATGCACGGAGAGTCCTCTAATGAAGTGGACAAACCATCCATCTTTAGTTGGTCACGAAAACACATTCTTTGCTCTTTCATATAATTTATGTTTTAATTATATCACTTGGAAGGAAAATTTAACAAACAAGAAAAAACTATGAATGACGATAAGAAATTTATTACCGCTAAAGAACTAGCTAATCGTTGGAAGAGATCGCCCAGGACGCTCGCCAATCAGCGTTTACAGGGAGTAGGTTGCCCTTACTACAAAATATCTGGCAAGGTTTTATACGATCTTGAAGATGTGGAGAAAATAGAAAGTGAGAACTTCATCAATAGAGATTAACAAAACAACAGAGCAAGCAAAAACAATGGCGCAACATTCAAAGCATCCGCCTTCTAGTTTATATAGAGATTTAGGTGGCTGTACTGGTTGGAGTTCTTTAGCTCAAGAAGTTGAACAACCTAAAGCTAATTTTGCTGCTTTTCTTGGTACTGCGGTACACGAAATATCTGAAACGATTTTGAAAGATCGTATTGATAATCTGAAAGTAGAAGATTATTGGCTAGGCAAAACCATGATGGTTGAAGATGTGGAAATTAACATTGAGCAAGAGCATTGTGATTGGGCAAAATTTTATACAGATTATGTTAATAAAAGAGAAAAAGAATTAGAAGCAGAAAAATACATTGAGCGTAAAGTTTATGTAACAGAGATAAACAAAGACTTATATGGTACTGCCGATATTATCCTGGTGGGTAAAGACATCATAGAAGTTATAGATTTAAAGACAGGCACATGGCCTGTGAGTCCAGAGAATTACAATCCACAATTATCAACATACGCTTTAGGAGCTTTAGCAGAATTCAATATAGAAGATCCTAAGATGAACGTGATGATGACTATAGTACAACCGAGAGCCAAAGAGCCAGTTAGAAGTTGGACTTGTAGTGTCGAGGATTTAACGAATTGGGGGTTTGATGTTCTGAAACCTGCTTTGGATGAAGCAGACTCAGAATCCCCAGTATTTGCATATAGTGTCGAAGGCTGTCGCTTTTGTCCTGCAAAATCAATATGTGATGAATATAAAAAAAATACAGAGGTAAAAAATGACTGAAGAAGTACAAAGTCCTACGCTTACGTTAGACGGCAAGGATTATCTTGAAGCTGATTTAAGCAAGGAGCAAATGGATCTTTTGAATGCTGTGAAATTTCTAGAGCCAGAGATTCAAGAGTTGAATAATAAATTGTTTATGAAGAACGATCACAAAGCTAGATTAATTAATGATCTAAAACAATCTTTAGAGAGTGGTGTTGAAGAAGCAACAATTATCGAAACGAAGGAGATAAAAGATGGCACTAAGTAATATAAGAAAGAAAACCATACAGAAAGCTCCTAAATTTGCTTTGATGGCAGAAATGGGATTTGGTAAAACTACGGCAGCAGCTTTATTGAATAATCCTATCTTTGAGGATTTAGAACAAGGTATGGGTAAAGTAAAAACTGTTGATGGTAAAGATCCTCATGCTTTTTCCGATTCCAAATCATTCAATGATGTCATGGCAAACATAGACCAGTTAGTCAATGAAGAACACGACTATAAAACTTATGTATTAGATTCATTATCTAAGTTTGAACTATTTGTTTGGCAAGAAACCATGAACAGATACAACATAGATAGTATGGAAGCTAACTGGTATCAAGGCTATCAAAAAGCAGTTGTGCTTTGGTTGGAGTATCTTAAAAAACTTGAATTATTAAGAGATAAAGGCATGACTATTATGCTAATTGGTCATGTAGATACTGAAACAGTAGATGATCCTTCTGTCGAAGTGCCTTATCGAAGATATGTTTTAGATGTGCATAAAAAAGCTAGACCAGAGATTATTCAATGGTTGGATTGTTTGTTTTTTGCACAAATGAAAAAAGGAACTGTGATTGTTAAACAAAATGGTAAGACTGAAACCAAAGTTAAACAATCAGCAGATGAAAGAATTGTTTGGTGTAATGAACAAATATTTTGCCAAGCAAAAAATCGTTATGCTTTGCCAGATCAATTAGTTTTAGATTGGGATGTCATTAGACAAGAGATGGTTAAGTAATGGAAGAAGAAGTAATTTATTGTGACGAATGTACCAAAGAAGCTATTTATAAGGCAGAAGGGTTATTTCTTTGCGAAGTGTGTTTGAGTAAATCCAAAAAAAGTGAGGTAAAAATATGGACTTAAATCAATATATGGAAGGTGGCTTAGAAGTAGGCCAAGAAGATGAACCGATAAATCCTGGAAAATATACGATGCATTATATTTCTGAACAGGAGATGCGAAATGATAGTGGGTGGGTTGGAATAAAACTTACGTTTGCTATCAGTCAATGCAAAAAGTTTGGCGGCAGATTAGTTTCTGGTTTATTCACAGTTGCTAATCCAAACTCTCCTAAGTCTGTAGAGATTGGTAGAACTGAGTTGTCAGCTTTAGCTAGTGCTTGTGGTTTGACTACTCTTAAAAATACTGAGGAACTAAAAGGAATTGATTTTACTGCTATGGTAAAAATTAATGACAATGGTTATCCAGAGATTGATAGTCAATATGGAAAGGGTTTTGGTAAGGCAGAGCAAGGCGAATCAATTCTTCCTAAAGAAGAAGTAGCTACGCCAAAGCCAGTAGAGGTTGATCCTTTAGATAGCGAAGAAATCCCTTTTTAGATGAAAAAAACTAGCTTGTGCAAGGTCTGTAACAGACCTGCACAGGGGTTTCTTTACAAACATAATGATGTTTACTATGGTAGTTGCTCAATGCAGCATTTAGAGAGAATAAAGGAGAGAATTGAAAAAGGAGAAAAACTTGCTAGAAAATCTTATACAAACAAAGATGGAATTGCATACGCAAGGAAAGAAAGCAAGGAGAAATACTTAGAGATTGCAAAACAGACTGGTAGCTTTGAGTTGCATAAGTGGTCTAACGAACAAAGAGATTCTTTTTTCAATACAATAATTTTAAATTACTTGGATTTTGAATCCGAGTTAGGTAACGATAATGGATCTGACTAAATTTTATGAGAATGGTTTAGTATTAGACAAAGAATTACATTTTGGCAGTGCAGGAAAAGACATTGCAGATTTAATTTCTGAGATGAACGCCAATGGCTTATTGGTTTCGAGCATAGACACTTCTGGAGAAGTAATTAGAGTTAAAGTAACTGGTGGCGCAAACCACAGAAACGACAAAAGCAACGAGAAAAGCGGTTGGTACTGTTTTTTTGAAACAGGTAACTATCAAGCTTGTACTTATGGTAACTGGCGTAGTCAAGAAACTTACAAATGGACTAATACCAATGTAAATAAACTATCTCCAATCGACCAAAAAAAATTAAAGGCCGAGATCAACGAAGCCAAGCAAAGGGCAAACGAATACAAGACAGAAAGGCAAAATCAAGTAGCGGAAGATTGCGCTAATAGGTTGAAAAATTCTAGTAAATGCGTGAATCATGCGTATTTATCCAAAAAAGGTGTTAAAAATTATGGGTTAAGAATTATTAAAGATAGTTTAGTAATTCCTATCTACAATTTTAACAGACGTGTCAATGATGCCAGTCAAGAGCTGAGAAGCTTGCAGTACATTACTGCAAAATCTAAGAAAAATAGTGATGAATTTATTAAAAGATTTGTTTCGGCTTCTGAGGTCAATGGTTCAATCTTTAATTTAAACTTCGAGTGGTCGGATTTTAGTGAGCTAGACACACTTATTATTTGTGAAGGTTATGCAACTGGTGCAAGTATTGCTGAGTCTTTGAATGACGAAGTAGCAGTAGCAGTTTGTTTTAGTTCTTACTTTGGCATGAAAGCTGTACAAAATATTCGTAAATACTTTCTTGGTAAGATAATTCTAGCGTTTGATCATGATGCTTCTGGAGTGGGTTTAAAAAAAGGAGATGAAATTAGCGCAAAGATGCCTAATTGTTTGGTCAGAATACCTAGCGAAGAAGGAGATTTTAATGACTTACATCAAAAATACGGCACAGAAAGAGTTAGGTCAGAAATATTAGAAACCAAGTTTAATTTAAGAAAGTATTCAATTAAAAATTTAGTTGGTAAGCCAGAGGAAGTTAAGTTTTTAGTTGATAGGTTTATACCTTTAGGCTCTCCAGCAGTCATTGCTTCTATTGGGGGTGTTGGAAAATCTTATAGTGTCATTCAATTAGCAGTTGCAATAGCGACTGGTGGTAAATGGTGGGGAAAAGATATAAAAGAAACTGGTTCAAGTTTGATATTTGCAGCTGAAGATTCGCTCCAGGAAATTCATAGAAGGGTTGATATGCTCGATCCTCTTGGCAGAAGGTTTGATTACGACAATGATATTTATATTTTTCCAGTACCAGAGCAAAAAGAACCATTAATATTGTTACGAGAAGAAGGATTAACGAATCAAGCACATGAGCTTATGGAAGAATTAGCAACGATTCCTAAATTAAAAATGGTATGTTTCGATCCTTTACAAGCATTTACGACAGCAAGTATTAGCCAAAGTAATGAAGCTGGTCAGTTATGGGGTTCTTTTACCAGTCAAATATCTTCTAATCTTGGCGTTAGCACAATTACGACACACCATTTAAATAAAAGTGCGCTCTCAAACAGTTCTAATGATGCGCTCAGTCATAGGCAAGAAATACTTGGCGCTAGCTCAATCGTCAATTCAACCAGGCTGGTTATCAGTATGTGGCTTGCTGACGAGCAAACTTGTACCGATATATCGCTTGATCAAGGGTTAGAGTTCAACAGAATGAACGTGGTTCGTGCAGGAATTGTAAAGTCCAATAGTGGTAATGTAGATTATTCAATCAAAACTTTATTTAGAAAAAATGCAGTTTTAGAGATTTTAGAAGAAAATAAAGGAGGTATAAATTGGGATTAAAAGTTTTAAGTTTATTTGATGGTATGAGTTGTGGTCAGTTGGCTTTGCAAAGACTTGGTATTGAAGTTGATACTTATTATGCAAGTGAAATAGATAAGTATGCAATCCAGGTTACACAAGCAAACT